ATGAACGATCTGTTGTCCAAGAACCTGGAAACCGTGCGCCTGACGGCGACGGTCAAACACGACGGCCAGTTTCATGGCCCCGGTTACGTTGTGGCCGCCCCGCGGGCCCAGACCGATGCCTGGATCGCCGCCGGCAAGGCCGAGGCATACAAGCCCCGGAAGCGGGCCAAGGACCCGGCTGGCGATAAAACCGATCCGCCCGATCTGACGCACCCGGACGTGCGCACCGCCGTGGCGGCCGCGATGGTGAACCTGCCGGTCGATCCGGAGCATTTCACCAACGCCGGCCTGCCGGAAATCAAGGCGGTGACCGCCGCCGTGTCCGACACCCTGCCGGGCCTGGTCATCACGGCGGCGCAGCGTGACGAAATCTGGGCCGAGATCCAGGCAGGCAAGGAAAACGGCGGGGAATGAGCCCCGCGGCCAACGACCTGGACGCCATGCACCGCGCCAACGAGCGCGCCTACGGTTCCCAGGCGTTCACCTATACGCCGCCCGCCGGCGATCCGGTTGCCGGTCTGATCGGCGATTACCGGGACGAGCCGGAAGCGGTGGAAGCCGGCGGCGACGCCCAGGCGGAGGTCCGCAGCGGCGGCCTGCGCATCGGCGCCCGCACGGCGCAGCTGCCCGCCGGTGTCGAATTCGAGATCGACGGCGCGGTGACGTTTCCCGACGGCCCGGCCTTTCCGGGCGGGGCGTCGTTCCGCGTGATCGATGTCCTGCCCACCGCCGGTCATGCCTGGGTTTATCTGCACCGCGCGTAATGCGAACGCCGTTCGCAGCAAGGATTTCCGTCCATGCCCAACCGCTTCGAACACGCCGCCGACGTGGCCGACCGGCTGACCGCCGGCGGGCTGACGGTGACCGGTCTGCCGGGCGGCGACGTCACGGCATCCGTGCACAAGACGCGGGTGGTGCGGTTCAGCGACAAGGTGCTGCCGGTCTGTTGCGTTTACGGCACGGGCGAGGATGCCCAGCCCATGGGCAACGGCTGGCTGCTGACCCATACCATCAAGATCGATCTGGTGGTCAAGGCCGCCGACGGGTTCGACGCCGTCAGCGGGCCTTTGATCGAACGGGTCAAGGCCATCCTGTTCAGCGATCCCGTCTGGCTTGGCCGGTGGCGCACGCTGCCGTCGTTCACGGTCCAGCAGCTGGGCGAAAAGGAAGCCGAACAGGTGATCGCCTATGAAACCCTGGTCATGCGCTGCACCGACACGGCCATCACCAACTACACGCCGCCGCCGTCCCTGGCGCCGGTGATCGAAGGCGTCGATACGGACATCGACATCGTCACCGGCGATCCGCCGGAACCGGACGGGTCCGACGACCTGATCCTGGTTCAGGATACTCCCGAGACCTAACCCCGAAAGGACAGGAACATGAAAGTCTGCGTTCGACCCGTGATGGTCGGCGACCGGCCGCTGGCCGTCGTCAACCCGCGCACCGGCCGTCCGTTCCCGCAGGGCGTGATCTTCACCCTGCAGGACCTGGATGCGAAGCACCCCCGCGTCCGCCAACTGTTTCCGCGCAGCGTCGCCGGCGGGCGCGACGGCGATCTGTTGCCGGCCGAGGCCCTGACCAAGGCGGAGCGCGACGCCCTCAAGGACATCGCCGATCTGCTGACCCCGGCGGCGGCCACCGCGGCCCCGTCCGGCGGCGGCAAGTCCATCGATAAATCCGCAAGCCAGGAGACGTGACATGGCCGACGACATCATCCCGAGCAACGCATTCGACCAGGTTCCCGTGGAAGCGGTCGTTCCCGGGTTCTACGGTGAAATCAGCGCCGCCGCCTCGCGCAAGTCGGTCAAGCGCGTCCTGATCGTGGGCCAGCGCCTGACGGGCGGCACCATCGCCGCGGCGGTGCCGCAGTTCGTTTCCGGCGACGGGTCCATCGCCAAGACGTTCTGGGGCCGGGGGTCGCTGCTGGCCGATATGGTCATGGCCTACCGCGCGGGCGACCCGACCATGGAATTGTGGGGCGTCGCCCTCGACGACGACGTCGCGGGCGTCGCGGCGACCCTGGACGTGACCATCACCGGCACGGCCACGGCGGCGGGCACCCTGTCGTTCTACGCCGGCGACGTGAAGGTCAATGTCGGCGTCGCCGTGGGCGACGCGGCGGCCGACGTGGCGGCGGCGCTGTCGGCGGCGATCAACGCGGCTACGGACCTGCCGGTGACCGCGTCCGTCGCACTTGCGGTCGTTACCGTTACCTTCCGGCACAAGGGCGCCGTGGGCAACGACCTGCGCCTGCAGGTCAACGTCGGCGGCCTCGACGCGGGCGAGGCCACGCCCGCCGGGATCGCGGTGTCCATCCCGGACGACGGTTTCCTGGCCGCCGGCGCCACGGACCCGGCCCAGACGGCGGCGCTGGCCGCCATCGCGGGCGAGACGTTCGACTTCATCCTGATCCCCTATACCGGATCGGATGAACTGGACGCCTGGGCCGACGAAATGGAATCCCGGTTCGGGCCGCTGCAGATGGAATACGGCGGCGTGTTCACGGCGCGGCGCGCCACGGTCAGCAATCAGGTCACCTGGCTGCAGGGCCGCAACGACAAGCACATTTCCGTCACCACGGTCTACGACACGCCGGGCCCGGTGTGGAAGACGGCGGCCCGCATGCTGGCCCGCGCCGCGCGGTCGCTCGCCAATCATCCGGTGCGCGGGCTGAACGACCTGGCCCTGATCGGCGAATTGCCGGCCCCGCGCACCAGCCGCCTGACCTGGCAGGACCGGCAGTCGCTGTTGACCTATGGCGGATCGACCCTGAAGGTCGGCACCGACGGCACGGTGATGATCGACAAGATCGTCACCACCTACAAGACCAACAGCGCCGGCGATCCCGACGATTCCTGGCGGGATATCCAGTCGGCCTACACGGCGGCGTATATCGCGCGGGAACTGCAGTTCGTCATCAACCGCGACTACCTGACCAAGCGGGCGATCCTGGTCGACGACGGCACGGCCATCGCCGCCGGCATCCCGCATGTTACCCCGCGCCAGGCGCGCACGCGGCTGATCTCGCACTACGCCTATCTGGAAACGCTGGGCATCGTCGAGCGCGCGGACCTGTTCGAGCAGTTCCTGATCGTCTCGCGCGAGGCCAAGCGGCTGAACGTCAAGTACGCCCCGGATCTGGCGAACCCGCTGGATATCGTCGCCATCAAGATCGAATTCTCGATCCAGTGGCCCGACGATCTTGTGGCCGCGTAGGTTTAAGGAAAGGACACGGAAATGGCAGTCAAGGGTGGCGCTTCGGCGCTGATCGTCGATGGCGAGGTGTGGCAGATCGACGCCGAAGCGGCGAAGGCTTCGCATATCACAACGACCCATGAATCCATTATCGGCGGCGCCGGCATGGTCGGCACGACGGAAAAGGGCAAGGCGGCATTCATCGAGGTCAAGGTGTTCCGCGATGAAAGCCAAAGCTGGGACAGCCTGAAGGGGGACAAGGATTCGGTGATCTTGCGCACACCTTCGGCGGATACGACTATCGGGCCCAACGCCAAGTGGGTCGGCGATCACGAGGAAGCATCGTCCGATGTGTCGGCCACCGTGCGCTTCGAAGCGCCCCGCGGCAAACAGGTGAAGGCATGAGCGGCGTCGACAGCGCCGCCCTGGCCAAGGCCCTGTCCGCCGTGGCCGCCGGCCAGGCGGAACAGGAAGCGGCCCTTGACGTGGATAAATACGTCACCGTCCACCCCGACGGCACGATCACCCAGACCCTGGAATATCCCTTCACCCAGACCGTCGACAAAGGTCAGGGCGCCCGCGAGGAAAAGGTCACGTCCGTGACCTACGCCCGGCCCAAGGGCCGGCACATGAGCGCCATGACCCGGGCGCCGAAGGACGGCGAGGTCGAGGTCATCGAGGGCATCCTGGTCGACCTGGCCGGCATCCGCCCGGAGGTTCTGGCGAACAAGTTCGATTCCAACGACTACATGCGGGCGTTGGCGGCCTTCGGGCGTTTTTTTCCGAAGCCGCCGCCCCCGGCGATGCCGCCAAACTAGACCGCATGGTCGAGGACCTGATGGGCTACCACCACTGGCCGCCGGCGCAGATCCTCGACATGGCCTGGGCGGACATCGTGTTCGCCCACGCCGCCACCGCGCGGTACACGGCCCGCGAGGCGAAGGCGATCAAGGACGCAACGGGTAATGGCAACTAACAGCACGCAATACGCGGTCGCCTTCGTGATCGACGCCAAGGCGCGGGTGTCCGGCGCGGTCAATTCCGCGCGGGCGGGCTTCCGCGCCCTGCGCGCGCAGGCGGACCTGACGTCCCGCGCCCTGGGCTTTCCCCGCGTCGCGGCGGACGCCCGGCGGTTCGGGGACGAGGTGCGCGGCCTGGGCGCGCCGCTGGGCCGTCTGGGCGGCACGGTGCGGGGGTTGGCGGCTAACGTCGGCGTGCTGGGCGGCGGCCTGGCGGCGTTCGGCGTGGGATCCCTGGTATCGGGCGCGGTCGACCGCGCCAACGAAGTGTCCCAGGTTGCGGAACGCTACGGCCTGCTGGTCGGCGAGCTGCAGGAACTGCGCTTCGCCGCCGAACGCAACGGCGCCGCCGGCCAGAACATGGATGACTCCCTGAAGGACTTCAACAAGTCCATCGGCGAGGCGGTCAACGGCACGGGGGCGGCCAAGGAAATCTTCGACGCCCTGAACATCAGCCTGACCGACCAGCAGGGCCGGGTGCGCGGCACCAATGCCGTGATGCACGATTTCGCCGACCGCATGGCCGAGATCGAGGATCAGTCGGTTCGCCTTGCCGTCGCCCAGGCGGTGATGGGCGACAACGGGGCGCTGCTGGTCAGCATGCTGGCCAAGGGCAGCGACGGCCTGCGGTCCTATGCCGAGGACGCGCGCAAGCTGGGCCTGGTGACCGAGGAACAGGCCGCCGCCGCGCGCATGCTGAAGGACCGGCAGACGGACCTGGGCAAGGCCTTCGACGCGGTGGGGAATTCGATCATGAACTCCCTGGCGCCCACCCTCGGGCCGTTGCTGGAATTCATGAAGGATCTGGCCCTGTCGCAACGCGAGGTCATCGCGACGGAAATCACCGGCATGGTGCGGGGGTTGTCCGATGGTCTGCGCGGCCTGGATTTCGCGGCCATCGTGTCCGGCATTCGCGGCTTCGTCCAGGGGGTCCGGGAAACCGTGCAATGGGTCGGCGGATGGGGCAACGCCATCCTGATCGTCGCCGGGATCATGCATGCGGACCTGATCGTGGCCCTGGTTCGGGCCACCTGGGCGCTGGGCGTGCTGGGTGTCTCGGCCTCGGTCGCGGCGGCGAAAATGGCATTCCTGGTCGGTGCGTCGATGCTGGGCATGATCAAAAGCTTTTTCGTCGCCATGCAGTTCGGCGTCGGGGTCATGACCGCGTTGAAGATCGCGATCATGGCCAATCCCATCGGGTTTCTGGTGACGGCGATGGCGGCGGCAGCCGGCTTGATCATCGCGTATTGGGAGCCGATCAAGGCCTGGTTCGCGGACCTTGACCTGTTCCGCCCGCTTCGCCGGCGGATCGCGGCGTTCCTGGGGTCCTTGCCGTCGTTCGTGCGCGAAGCCTTCAACATCACGGATCAGGACATCGCCACGGTGGCGGGGCGTGATCCGGATGGGGCCGGGGCCTCGCCGGCGGCGCGTGCCGCCGGGACGGCCGGTCGCGGCCTCGGGGACGTGTCCGGCCAGGTTCAGGATGCGTTCACCGTCGGCGCGGCGGTGCCGCCGGCCAATGATTTCACGGCGCCGGCGGCGGCGCGGGCGGCGGCGTCCGCGCCCGGTCTGGGCGGTCAGGCCATGGTCGTGGTGCGGTTCGAGAACGCGCCCGAAGGCATGCGGGTCACCCAACGCACCCCGGCGCCCGGCTTGGCGCTGGCGGTCGAGTTGAACCGGGGGCGGTCCCTGGCCGGGGCGTCCTGATGGCGGATTTTTTCAACATCGGCCGCGCGGCGCAGGCGATCACCCTGGACGATATCGACCGGCTGTTGACGGACATCGAACGCCGTCACGTTCCTTATGCCCAGCAGCGCGCGGTGAACGGCACCCTGTTCGCCATCCGCGCGGCGGTGCAGGACGGCATGGACAAGACGTTCGTGCTGCGCCGGCCCTGGGCCAAGCGCGGCGTGCGCGTGGCCAAGGCGCCGCGCGGTGGTGCCGGCGCGGTCTATACCCTGGACTGGTTCATGGCCGATCAGGAAGCCGGCGGAACGCGCAAGCCGCGCAACGCCCGGTTTCTGTGGCGGCCGACCCTGGATGTCCGGCGCGGCGGCGTGATCGAGGGTCTGCCGGCCAAGAGGCCCAAGACCCTGCTGCGCCAGGCCCGCGCGGCGGCCAAGCGGCCTGGCCGCCGCGGCAAGGGGCGGCGGAAGCCGACGCCGTTCATGGCGACCATGAAGACGGGCAAACAGGGGTTGTTTATGCGGCGGGGGTCCGGCCGTCATCCCCTGGTGTTGCTTTACGCCATGGAACAGGAACAGGTCATCCCGCCGATCTGGCGGTTCAACGAAACGGCGACGCGGGTGTCGGATAAGCAGCTGCGCCGCGCGTTCATCAAGGAAATGCGGGACGCCCTGGCGGGCAACCGGTCCAACGGCAAGGCGATGCCGATCCGCTCGCCGTTCCTGGATTACCTGGCGGAGTTTCCCGCCGCCGCCGAAGACCCGGTGCGCCACTTCGGGGCGCCCGGTTAGGGGAATGCCATTCACGCCGGAAAGGTGGTATCATGGGACATGTTGAACGCGCTTGCATCCTGGGTCTTTTACATGGTCGTCGTGATCGTGATCTGCGCCAAGATCTGGGGCTGACGCCCCACCTTGGGGCCGTCGCATGAGCTGGCGGGAACGCCGGCGCGCGGCGTCCTTTCGCGGGGTTCCATTCACCACGGTCAAGCGCGACAAGACCGGCGGGCGGCGGGGCCCGACGCACGAGACCCCGCAACGCGACCATCCCGATGCCGAGGATACGGGGGCCCGGGCACCCGGTTTCGCCGTCAGCGCCCTGCTGATCGGCGAGGATTACGACGTCGCCCGCGACAAGCTTCTGGCGGCCCTGGACAAGCCCGGCCCGGGGATCTACATCGATCCCTGGGGACTTGGCGAACAGCGTGTCCTGGTGCGTCAATACCGCCTGACCGAGGACGACAAGACGGGCGGCCTGGCCCGGTTCGAGATCCAGTTCGAAAACGCCGGCGATCCGACCTTTCCCCGCGCCGCGACCCTGACGCCCCAGGCGGTCGAGACATCGGCGGCCGGGTTTTCCGATGCGGCGGTCGCGGATTTCGCGGCGCGGTTCGATCTTGCCGGCCGCCCGCAATTCGTCGCCGACGCCGCCCAAGGCCATGTCGACGATCTGACGCGGTCGTTGGGACGCCTGGCCCAGGGTCTGTCCATCGACCGGGCGTCACTGGTGCGCGATGCCGTCGCGGCGGGGTCCGTGAATATGACCGCGGCGTTGCGCGGCGATCTGGGATCGGCGGTGCGTGACACCATGTCGGCGGTGGCCGGCGAAGGTTTCGGCGGCCTTGGCATCCCGGGCGACCCGGTTCTGGTGCAGGGGACATTCGCCAACATGGCGTCTTTCGGCGCCGGCTGGCCGGCCGTGCCGCCCGTCACGGCGACGCGGCAGGTGCAGGCGGCGAACGCCGGAGCCTTCAGTTCATTGGTTCGGACCGTTGCCGTCGCGACCGAGGCGCGCGCCTTGGCGCGGGTGGCCTTCGACAGCGTCGATCAGGCGCTGGAGTTGCGCGACGGTGTGCTGGGGCGGTTGTCGGCGGTCGCCGATGTGGCGGCGCTGGCGCTGGAGGACCGGTCCGTCGCCGCGGCGGAGGCGCTGCGGGCGGCGGTGGTCGAGGACGTGCGCGTGCGGTCCGGCGGCTTGCCGCGCCGGCGCACGGCGACGGTCAACGACGCCATGCCGTCGGTGGTCATGGCGTACCGCCTGTACGGCGACGCGGCGGCGGCGGACGATCTGAAGGGACGGAACCCGGATTTCCGGCATCCGCTGTTTTCGCCGCCGTCGATTACCTATCTGGAGTAGCCGCGTGGACATTAACCTGCGAACGCCGTTCGCACGCGGCGGTGACGAAGACCAGGTCGTCGTGGTGTCCGGCGGGCGCGAATATGTCGGTTGGCAGCGCCTGACCCTGACCCGCGAGATCGGCGCCGCGGCCAGCGTGTTCGGCCTGGACATGGGGCGCGAGCCGGTGTTGGGGCGCCGGTCGGTGGTGCATAAACCGCTGACCGCGGGCGCCGCGGTCGATATCCATGTCGGCGGCGCGCTGATCCTGTCCGGCCGCGCCGAACGGGTCGATCCCAAGCGCGGCCCGGACGACCATTCCCGGACCATTCAGGGCCGGTCGCATACGGCGGCGCTGGTCGATTCGTCGGTCACCACGTCGCCGCTGCAATACAAGGGCCTGACGGCGCCCGGCCTGGCGCGGCGTCTGGCCCAGCCCTATGGCATCAAGGTGGTGGCGCCGGCGGACGAAGGCCGGGCGATCCCCAGCTTCGACGTCAATCAGGGGGAATCGGTTCAGGCGGCGGTGGAGCGCGCGGCGCGCAACCGGGGAATGGAGTTGACCGACGATGCGCACGGGCGGCTGGTGTTGCTGCGGCCCGGCATCGGCGGGCGGGCGGCGGCGCCGGAATTGCGCCACCTGGACGGCCCCGACGGCGCGCCCGACGCGCGCAACAACGTGATCGAGTCGAAGGGCAGTTTTTCGACGGCGGACCGGTTTCAGGAAATCGAGGTCCGGTCGCAAAGCGACCCCCTGCCGTGGGAGCAAATCAAGAAGGCGGCGGGGGTGTCGGCCACGGCCCGCGATCCGGCCATTACCTGGCCGCGCAAGCTGGTGCTGGTGCCGGACCAGCAGATGACGGCGGCCGACGCGCGCGCCCGGGCGGAATACGAAGTCACCCGCCGTGCCGGCATGGGCGTGATCTACACCCCGACCCTGGCCGGGTGGCGGCGCCAGCCCGGGGGGGCGTTGTGGGAAATCAATGTTCTGCATGCGGTCCGCGACGTGGTGCAGGGCCTGGACCGGAACATGCTGGTGACGGCGGTGACCTTCACCCTGGACGGCGACGGCGGGCATCAGACCCAATTGAAATTGCAGCCGCCCGAGGCCTTCGCCGCCAACCCGGACGCCCTGCGCGACGTGGCGTCGGATCTGGCCTATGACCGCCTGCGCCGGCAGTTCGCCGATAACGGAGATCCTGAAACATGAACGATCTGCTGGCGTCCCTGCGCCACCGCATCGCCGGATTGATGCGGCGGGCGGGGGTCGTGTCCATGGCGCCTCGGGTGGCGGGGGATCTGCCGCGGGTTCAGGTGGTGGTCATGGCCGGCGAGGTCAAGGACGGCGTGCCCACGTTGATGCCCTATGGGTTCGCCGCGCGGCCCCTGCCGGAATCGGCCTTGGGCCAGGCGGAGACCCTGGCCCTGGCCGTCGCGCCCAATCATTACATGGCGTTGCCGCCGGCGGACCGGCGGTTCGCGCCGCCGGATCTGGCGCCGGGCGAGGCGGCGGTTTACGACGATCAGGGTCAGGTGATTCACCTGACGCGCACCGGAATCGTGATCAGCAGTCCGCATAACATCATCGTTAAGACGGATGGTGTCCTGCGGTTGGAGGGCGACGGCGTCGAGATACACGGCCGCACTTATGTGCAGACGGATGTTCACGGCAAGGGCCAGCGGGAAACCTGGATCGGCGGCACCGACTACCACACCGACAGCTACGTCGACGGCGTGGGGCTGACGACCTCGACCGAGCACGGCCTCGACCAGCCCGACGTTCCGTCGAATCACCCGGACGAATCCTAGGATACGTGATGGCCGATTTCACCTTGATCCCTGACCAGGACGCCCTGGTCTTCGACCTGGCGGCGGGGGTGTCCGGCGCGGTCCTGGCGGAGGACGCGGGCCTGCGCACGGCGGTGATCGCCAGCCTGTTCACCTGGCGCCGCGCCAACGCCGATGACGTCTTGCCCGACCCTGCGGGGTCCGACCGCAAGGGATACTGGGGCGACAGCTTCGCGCTGGTGGGCGGCCGGCAGGTCGGGTCGCGCCTGTGGCTTTTGTCGCGGCGAATTCTGAACGCGGCGACCGCCGAGGAAGCCCGGCAGATGTGCGTCGAGGCCCTGGATTGGCTGATCGAAGACGAGGTCGCGGCGGCGGTCGAGGTGATCGTCACGGTGGTTCCGCCGCGGCGGTTGAACCTGGGGGTTCGCATTCGCCGCCATGACGGCACGGTCGTGGATCTGGATTTCGGCGACGTTTGGCAGGGCATCATGGAGACGGCGGCATGACGACACAAACCGGGTTCGCGCGGCCGAGCCTGACGCAGCTGATCACCGAGGCGCGGGCCAGCTATGCCGCCCGCCTGCCGGACGGCGATCTGGCCCTGGCCCAGGGCATCGTGCCGCGCCTGCCGGAAATGGACGCCGCCGGACGCAACGCCCTGCATGCCCATCTGGACTGGATCGCCAATCAATCCCATCCGTTGTTCGCGGCCTCGGCCGCCAGCGGGGGATGGCTGGATGATTGGGGGCGCCTGTTCGGCGTGGCGCGCAAGCCGCCGACGGCGGCGGCGGGGCCTCTGGTGCTGACCGGCGTCAACGACACGGTGATTCCCGCGGCGACGGAATTCCGCCGCGCCGACGGGGTTCTTTACGCTGTCGATGCGGAAGGCGCCATCGCCGCCGGCACGGTCACCGTCGCGGTCACGGCCCTGGACACGGGCGTGGCGGGCAACGCCGCCGAAGGCGTGACCCTGGATGTCGTCACGCCCATCGCCGGGTTGGATGGCGCCGCAACCGTCGGCGCCGGCGGGCTGATCGGCGGGGCGGCGGTCGAGGCCGATGGCCGGGGCGGCGTGGCCGAGGATTACCGGGCGCGCATCCTGGCCCGCATCCGCCGCCCGCCGCACGGCGGCGCCGCGTTCGATTATGAACGCTGGGCCCTGGCGGTCGCCGGCGTGACGCGGGCCTGGGTGTATCCCCTGGAACAGGGTGCGGGGACGGTGGTGGTCCGTTTCATGATGGACGACACCTACGTCGACGGCATCCCGCAGGGGGCCGGCGCGCCGGATTACACGGGCGATCTGGCCGCCGTTTATGACCATATCGAAGGTCATGTCGATCCGGAAACCGGCGACCAGGAAGGCCGGCCCGTGGGCGCCGAGGTGTTCGTGGCGGCGCCGGTGGCCGACCCCCTGGCCGTGACGATCCGCGACCTGACGCCGGATACGGCGGATGTCCGCGCGGCTATCGCCGCCGAGCTTCGGGACATGCTGCGCCGCCGGGCGGAGCCGGGCAAGGCCATCAAGCGCGAGTGGATCGCCGAGGCGATTTCCATCGCCGCCGGCGAGGATTCCCACGAACTGGACGCGCCCGCCGCGACGGTCGCCGTCGCCGCCGGGCACATCGCGACGCTGGGGGTTATCTCCTATGTCGTCACCGAGTAGCGACATCACGGCGCGGTACGCGGCCGGCCTGACGGCGCTGCTGCCCGAAGGTCCGGCCTGGAGCGGCTTCCGCCAGACAGGCGGCCGAGGCCGCGCGATGATCGAGGCCAAGGCGGAAAGCCTGGCCGCTGTGCATGCCCGGGGCGACGATCTGGCGCGGGAAGCGAATCCTCTCTACGTGCAGGAAATGCTGCCGTCTCGCGAGCGCGAGGCGGGCCTGCCGGACCCCTGCCTGCCGGGCGATCTGACGATCGAGGAACGGCGCCTGCATCTGGTCGCGCGATGGCGCGGCCGGGGCGGGCAGACGGTGGCCTATTTCCAGGGCCAGGCCGAGGGCCTGGGGTACGACGTGGCCATCGAGGAGCGGCGGCCGTTCCGGTGCGGATACTCCCAATGCGGCGGAGCCCAGCAATTGGGGGACCCGGTCATGCGGCACCACTGGTACGTCGCCGTGCATGAACCGCGCATCAATTACTTCCGTTGCGGGCAGGGTCGATGCGGGCGCGATCCGCTGGGCTTCGTGCGCCGCGCGGAAGACCTGGAATGCCTGCTGTCGCGGGTGAAGCCCGGCCATATGGCCCTGCACTTCGTTTACGAGGGAATCTGACATGAAATACCAGCCTCCCGTCGGCGGTGACGCCGGCGATCCATACGTCGATTTCAACGCGGTGACGGGCGAGTCCGGCAGCATCCCGCCGGCCGTCGCCATCGAGGCGCCCCAGCGGGAACTGGATCACCTGATCACGTCCGCTGGCCTGACGCCCGACGAAGAGGATAACACCCAGGTTGCCCAGGCGATCCAGCAGATGATCAAGGCGTCCAAGGACGGGATCGTCTATGAGGACGTCACCTTCGGCGCGGGCGTGGCTGATGGCGAACCGGTGCGCCTCGATACCGGCGCCGGCGAATACGTGAAGGCGGTCGCCGACGGCACGGCCAACAACCAGGCCGTGGGCTTCGCCGACGTGACCAACTCGCGGGTCTACGCTTTCGGCCTGACGCGCCCCGACCTGTTCAGCGGCCTGACGCCCGGGACCATGTACTACCTGGACGAAGCCACGCCAGGTGCGATCACCGATACGCCGCCCGATGACGCGGTGAAGCTGGGCATCGCCGTTTCGGCGACCCAGATGGACGTGGACGTGGACACGGGTCAGGCGGTCGCCGTCGTGGCCGACATGCCCTTCATCATGGGCTGGGAACAGGGCGTCGGGAACCTGGACCTGGAAGTCGCCGAGTATTTCAGCTTCATCCCGGCGGCCTGCCGGCTGACGGCGGCCCTGGGCGCCGGCGCCGGGGTGATCGGCGAAGCTCCCGAGGGCGCCGCCGTCGAGGTCGACGTGCTGAAGAACGGCGTCAGCGTGTTCGCCACGCGGCCGAGCTGGGCCGCCACCACGGGCGCTCTCACGGCCGGGGCGCTGACCGGCACCATCACCTTCAACGGCACCACGGACATCATGAGCGTCGAGATCGCGCAGATCGGCAGCATGGCGGCCGGGCGCAAGCTGCACTACACCCTTCTGGCGGAGCGTATCTGATGCCCGCGACGCACCTTCACACCCCGCCCTGGGGCCTGATCCTTCCGCAGGCGGCGAACTTCGACGGCGGCCACGCCCTGACGTTCACGCCGGCGGTCAGCGAGCATCGCGACACGTTTTATTTCGAGACGTGGGTTCAGATGACGAAGATCGCCGTGCCGCCGGGGGATCAGCACCGCGCGCTCGTCCAGGCCGGTAACGACAGCACCGACTTCGAGGTCATCTTTCTAAGTCTGAGCGGCAACCTGGTCTATCAGTTGGTCGTGGGCAGCAGCACGAAATGCAATTTCTCCACTGTCGCGAAGCTGACGGACACGACGCTGTGGCAGCACGTCGCCGTCCGGCGCGTGGGCACGGACCTTCGGTGCTGGATCAACGGCGAGGAGGTTTCAGCCTTCAGCTCCTTCAGCGTCGGCGCGGACGCGGGGTTCTTCTCTCACAACATCCCGCAGAACGTGGGCCTGTGGGCACCGACCCATCACCGCCTGCACGGCAACCTAGCCCGCACCCTGATGGTGTTTGGCGATCCGTCGATCACGCCGGCGGACACGCTGCGCCGGCGCGGCGTGATGGTGCCCAAGCCCTTGGCCATCGCGGACTATGGCGCGAACGGGTTCCTGCTGAACTTCGCCAACGCCGCCGACACCGGCGAGGACAGCAGCGGCAACGGCAACGACATGGCGGCGGCGGCCGGCTACGCGAAGCCGGTGCAGCGGCTTGGTCATAGCCCGACTGACGGCAAGGGCGGCGCGGCAGGGTGCCACGCGGCATTCGAGCCTTTGACGCTTAGCGCGGACGTCGTCACGTTTTCCAACGGCAATCTCGACGCGGCCGGTACGACGACGGTGCAGGGCACCTTCAAGTCCACCATCGCCCTGCCGGCGAAAGACAAGTGGTACGCCGAAGCGGAAATGGACACCGTCGGCGGGTCCGGCCTGTGGATGTTCGGCATCGCCGAGGTGGACTTCGCCTCCGGTTCCTTTGGCGCCGCCGGCAGTTGGGGCGGGCATGCGTCTTCGACGACGCTCACCATTTATGACGAGACCACGGCGGTCGCGGCGCCGACAATCGCCAACGGCGACATTCTTCAGGTGGCCTATGACGCCGATACGGGCGAATTCTGGATCGGCGTCGACGACGTCTGGTACGACAGCGGCGGCGGGACGACGGGCAATCCCGCGACCGGCGCGAACCCCACCGGCGTCATCAGCACGGCCAAGCCCCTGTTCTTCCTGAGCGGGGTTTACAGCGGTCAGGTGCTGAAGGCCGATTTCGGCCAGCTTGGGTTTACCTATACCCCGCCGGCCGGGTTTAAGGCTCTCAACACGGCGAACCTTCCCCCGGGCGGCACCGTCACCGCCGGTACCAATGACGAGGGCGACTTCGTCTACACCGGCGGGACGCCGGCCAGCGTGACCTGGGACGGCACGCCCTACGACCACAGCCACGACGGCTCCGTCATCCGGTTCCACGGCACCGGCTTCACGCCGCAGGCCGGCGCGGGTCTCGCCAAGGCCTGGACCGCCGTGATCGAAACCCCTGTGGGCGTGCGGCGGTCCATGCAGCCGCGCGCCTTCCTGACGACTTAAAGGAGAACTGACCCATGAGACTGACAAAACTGACCCCGGACGGACAGGGCGGCTACGGCCTGCCGCGGGCCGGCGTGTTGCAGGATGCCGTCATCCGCAAGGAAACGGACGGGACGCTGATCCGCCTGTCGGACCTGACCGAGGCCGAGCGCCGCGCGATGGGTGCCGCGCAGCTGATCGAGGAAGCGGTGGACCGGCGCCTGTACGACGCCGGCGAGGCGGCGGAGGCATTGACCGCCGAGGCCTGCGAGGTGACGTATCCCGACAAGGCGTTGAAGCCGGCGCCGGAGCTGGACGCGCTGAAGGCGGCGGCGGTCCAGGCGGCGCTCCACAGCATCGACACGACGGCCGAGGCGGCCCGCCTGGCGTTTATCACGCCGGGCGCCGGCCAGGCCCTGGTCTATCAGCGTAAGAACGAGCAGGCGCGCACCTGCATCGCCGCCCATGACGCCCAGAACCCGCCGGCGCCGGGCGCCTATCCGGCGCTGGAGGCCGAGGTCGGCATCACGGCCGAGGACGTGCTGGGCGTGGCCGCCGTGGTGGCCGGACAGGCCGACGCCTGGGCCGCCGTGGGCGACGTGATCGAGGCCACGCGTCTGGCCGCCAAGAAGCAGGTGGCCGAAACGACGGGCGACCTTCCCACGGTCGAGGCGGCGATCAAGGCCATTCTCGACGGTCTGACCTGGCCGGCGCCCTGAACAACAGGAGGAATCGATGGCCTATTTAGCATTCTGCATCGCCGTCATGGTGACCTGGCGTCTTTACGACGGCCGGGGCTATCCGTTTTCCGAGGCCGCCGCGTGGATCGGCGCCGCCATCGCCGTGGCGGGTTGGGGAAGTTGAAGACAGAAATCGGGTGAATTTCTCGTTGGCGGAAGGCCGTCGCCATAAGAGCCCGCGCCACCGTGTCCCATCCTTCAATCCCCTGGAGAATGCCATGCTTGAAAACCTGCCGGAGGAAGTGCGGGGCTTTCTGATCGGCGTCGCCGGCTTGGTGCCGACCGCGTTGACGGCACGCATGCTGTACCACCGCAAACTGGTCAAGGCGGGACACCGCCGGTTCTGGTCGCGGGATCTGTTGTGGGAGGGCCCCACGGCGGTGCTGTGCGCCATCATCGGCGGCGGCCTGGCCCAATGGCTGGGCGCCGAAGGCATGGCCTCCAACGGCATCGTCGGCTTCGTCGCCTGGCTGGGCCCGCGTGGCCTTGAGGAACTTGTGTTCCGGTTCGCCAGCCGCCCGGGCGGTCCGCCGGCGGCCTGACCGTCACCGAGATTTATTGCGTGCCCGCCGGGAAACGGCGGGAAGCCGGGGTGCTGGTAACACCCCAAGCCGGGGCGTGGCGCGCCCCACGGGAAAGACCCGCTCCCGCCTGCCGTCGACGGCGGCGCGAGCCTACCCGGAACGGACAATCCATGGAAAGGGAACCTGTCACGCCGCTGGACCCGCCGGCGGCGTGGTTGGGCGGCAAGTCGCGCCTGGCCGCCCGCATCATCGCGGTGATCGAGGCGCTGCCCCATGCCTGTTACGCCGAGCCGTTTTTGGGCATGGGCGGTGTGTTTCTGCGCCGCCCGCGGCGCCCGAAGGTCGAAGTGATCAACGATCTGAACGGCGATATCGTCACCTTCTTTCGCGTCATCAAACACCATCCGGATGAATTCCGCCGTCAGGCGGAATGGCTGTTGTCGTCGCGGCGGGAATTCGACGACCTGCGGGCCCAGCCCGTGTCGGCCTTGACGGATATCCAGCGGGCCGTGCGCTTCATCTACCTGCAGCGTCTGGCGTTCGGCGGTCAGGTCGGCGGTGTGTTCGGCGTGTCGATCAATGGGCCTTCCCGGTTGCGCTACGACGACCTGATGGCAATGGCGGGGGCGTTGCATCAGCGCCTGAAACTGGTCGTCATCGAGAACCTGTCCTGGGCCGATTTCCTGCCGCGGTACGACGCCGCCGATGTCCTGTTCTACCTGGACCCGCCCTACATGGGCGGCGAGGGCGATTACGGCAAGGGCCTGTTCGCGCCCGCCGACTTCGCGCGCATGGCCGAAATGTTGGCCGCGATCCAGGGCGGGTTCGTGTTGTCGCTCAACGACTGCGCCGCCGCGCGGCGGATCTTCGCCGCCTTCGCCATGGCGGAACTGGAGATGACCTACACGGTGGCCCGTGCGGCGGCGCCGGCCAAGGTGCGTGAACTGCTGATTTCCAACCGCGACCTGGCGGGTCTGGCGGCCCCCGGCGATCTGTTCGGCCCATGACGATTGAAAGGAGATCCCCATGCGACTTTTCCTGACCGGCGCCCTGATGGGCGCTTTTTTCATGCTTGCGGCGCCGGCCTTTTCGGGCGAGCGGCAGACCACGCTGCGCGCGGGCGACATGATTTTCTACGGCGCCGGCTGTCACGCGCTGGCCGATATGGAGGCCGTGGTCACGGCCGACGATCCCGGCGCGGCGTGGCGGGACAGGCTGGCCGATGAACGGTGTTTCGTGGTCGGCGTGATGACGCCCGCCGGCCTGCTGCGCCGCCCGATCCCGGCGCGGCTGGTGGAATGGATGTCGGGTCCATGGCGGCCGGGCGGGCAGGGGGACGCGCCGGGGTCCATCTGGCGTATCCACGACGCGCAGGGCGATACCGAATTCGTGTTCCTGCCCGACGACGGCGGCGGTCATGCCGCGGCCCGGGAAATGCGGCTGTAGGGGGTATGTCATGAGCGAGTTCAGCATGTTCGACGTCGGCCTGTGGGGTTTCGTGATCCGGCTGGTCTATTTCGTCATCGCCCTGATCGTTCTGCGCGGCCTGCTGTGGTGGCTGGACCGGTCGCTCGGGCTCCGCTTCGCCGACGTTCTGGAGACAATCCGTGAGAACCCTCTGGCTTGCAGTATTTATTTCGGCGCTCGCCTGTTGGCCGTCGGCATCCTCGGCGCGGCCTTTCTCTGACCGCTACGACGCGCGGATCGAAGCGGCGGTCGATCTGTACTGGCCGGACTTTCCTTTCTGGCGGGCGTGGAAGGCGCAGTTGTACCAGGAATCGCGGCTCGACCCGGATGCCGTGTCGCCCGTCGGCGCGCGCGGCCTGGCGCAGTTCATGCCGGGCACCTGGCGCATGATGGCGGCGGAACTGCGCCTCGGCCTCGACGCCTCGCCCCACTCGGAGATCGCCATCGAGGCCGGGGCCTATTACATGGCCAGGCTGCGCCGGCAATGGTCGTCGCCCCGGCCGCAGGCGGACCGCCACAAGCTGGCCCAGGCGTCCTACAACGCGGGCCTGGGGCACCTGCTGACGGCCCAGAAACGCTGCGCCATGGCGGTGCTGTACGACGCCATCATCCGCTGCCTGCCCGGCGTCACCGGCCGGCATTCGGAGGAAACGATAACCTACGTCACGCGGATCTGGCGCTGGTGGCGGCTGATGGAGATTGAACAATGAATGCCGTGGTCACCAAATCCGAAAAGGGAAATATATTTTTTGATTGCCCGGGGTGTGGGCAGCAGCATTCCGTGAACGTTGACAATCCGGAGCGGCCGCGCTGGACGTGGAACGGCGACCTGGCGCGACCGACCCTGTCGCCGTCGATCATGGTGCAGGGGACCTACCGAATTACCGATGCCGAGGCGGACCGGATTATGGCGGGCGAGAAGATCGCGCCCCGCCCGCTGGTCTGTCATTCGTTCGTTCGGGATGGAAAGATTGCATTCTGCCAAGACAGCAATCATGACCTGGCCGGGAAGACGGTCGATTTGCCGGGGGTCGGGCAATGATCGCGGCGATCTGGGCCGGCGCCAAGGCGGCGCTGGGCTTCGTTTCTGCCTATCGCACCCTGGCCCTGGCCGGCGGCGCCGCCGTGCTGGCCTTGGGCCTGTGGGCCTATGTCAACGGCCTGCGCGCGGATCTGGCGCAGGCGCGCGCCAACGCGACCACGGCGACGGCGGCCGCCCAGGCCAACGCCCTGTCGCTGATCGAGGTCAGGGCCGACGCGGCGGCGCGCGAGGCGGCCCTGGTTCGTGCCACCCGCGCCCTTGAGGCGCGCATCGCCCATCTGGCCCCCCTTCGTGCGGAGATCGAACATGCCCCGACATCTGATGACGGTCCTGTTGCCCCTGTGCTGCGCCGTGTTCTTGACGGCCTGCGGGGAAACCCGGCTGGTGCCGCAGATCCAGACCATTCGCCTGTCGGTGCCGCCGAGCCTGCTGGCCTGCCGCGCGGCGCCGGCCCCGCCGCCCGTTGAAACCCAGCGCGACGTCGCGCGCTATGTGATCGACCTGTACGACGCCGGCGCCGATTGCCGGGACAAGCTGCGCGAGGTGCGCGGCCTGGTCGACGCCGACGCCAAGTGA